GGGTAAAACCTCCCCTTATTTTTATTATATGAAAATTTAAGGAGGGCTATACAATGGCTACAAAGAATGTAAATGCAGAGGCAGTACAGGCAGAGGAAACAGAAAAGAAAGAGGCGGTTAATATCTTAGATCTCCTCTTAGGATCCGATGTAGGAGAGATTAAGCTCCCTACTAAGGAGGTAGAGATTACCAGATTATCACAGGTATATGGTGCTCCATTTATCCTCACTATTAAGGCGATTACTCCAGCTAAGTTTGAGGAGATACAGGATATGAGCATTGATGTAAAGGGCAAGGATGCAGATATTGATATTACACAGCTCCAGCTCTTTACAGTAATCGAGGGTGTTGTAGATGCTACAGGTGCTCCGATGTTCAAAAATAAGGAGCTTATGAGTAAGTTTAAGGTATCTACTCCTAAGGATCTGGTAAGAGCGATCTTACTTTCTGGAGAGATCGCTAAGATTTACGGAGAGATCTCTGAGCTGGCAGGTTTCGGAGATAATGCGGTTAAAGAAGTAAAAAACTCATAAGTACAGATGGGCTTACCCAGATGATGTACTACTACTGGAAACACGGTAGAGTACTCCCATCTGTATTTTACAAATTGCCTAGAGGCGAGCTCTTAGTATTACAGGCTTTTTATGAGCAGGAGAGAGATGATAATAACAAAGAGCTGGAGAGGGCAGATAAGAGTAAGAGTGTTATGTACAATATCAATCTACTCACATAGAGGAGGTGGCATATATGGCGGTAGAGTTTGGTGCAAAACTTTATTTGAAAGATAATATGTATGCTACCCTTAAGAAAAATCTAGGTTTACAGCGTGAGTTTTCGGAGCAGGTAGATAAAACTAATGCGAGTATGCAACAGATGGGGCGTACAAGGGTTAATGCTACTATCAATGCTACGGATAACGCCTCTGGAATTGTAGAGAGCGTTAGACAAACTGTAGAGAATGTAGGCAATACAACAGTATCCCCAGAGGTATCCTTACAGGATAACGCCTCTGGGGTTATTGGTGCTATACAGGATACCTTAGATACCGTCAATACTACCACAGCTACTCCAGATGTGGAGGTAGAGGATAATGCCTCTCCTACTATCAATGAGGTAGAGAGTAGAGTACACAGGCTGGGAAATGTGAGAGCATTAACCAGAGTGGAGGTAAACGATCAAGCCACAGAAAAGGTAGAGAGAATAACCCAGAGGATCAAGGATCTTACTAAAAAGGTATTCTCTCCAGTGATTAAGCTAAAGGATCTCATGGTTAGTACAGTAGGAAAGATTAAGCAGAGGCTTAAAGAGATAGCCACTACTTTTACTCCGATTGTAAAGATCAGAGATTTAGCCTCACAGGGCTTAGCTAAAATCAAAAATACCTTAGGTGGGCTACGAGATAGAGTTACCTCTGTAGCGGTAGGGATCCACGATAGAGCTACATCTGGATTAAATAAAATAAGGGTAGGTGTACGAACAGTAGGAAAGCTGGTGGCTAAGCCTTTTATATATATTAAGGATGGAGCCACTAGAGGGATCACAAAGGTTAGAAACTCCCTAAAATCTGTAGGGAAAACAGTAGCTAAGCCTTTTGTTACTCTGAGGGATAAAGCAAGTGCTCCTCTGGGTAAGGTAGGCGGTGTACTGAAATCCGTAGGTAAGGTAGTAGCTAAGCCTTTAATAGCAGTAAAAGACGGTGCTAGTAAGATCCTCCACGGTATAAGCAGTAGCTTAAAATCCATCGGTAATATGTCTGTAAAGGCTATGGTAGCGGTAAAGGATGGGGCTAGTGCTGTACTGGGTAAGATCGGTAGTACACTTAAGAGCCTTGCAAAAGGCGTAACAATCGCTGTAGGAATTGCAGGAGCAGGAGCTACAGCTCTTATGGGTAAATCCTTAGGAGAGGGGGCTAAACTACAGCAAAGTATAGGCGGTATTGAAACGCTGTACACAAAGACTAATAGTGATGGTAGTACAGATACCTCAGCGGTAGATAAGATGTTACAGTACGCTAATCAAGCGTATAAAACTACAGGCTTATCCGCTAATGAGTATATGGAAAATGTTACCTCATTTAGTGCCTCTCTTTTGAGTGCGTGTGCAGGAGATACAAATAAATCCGCTGAGATTGCTAACAAAGCTATGGTAGATATGGCGGATAACGCTAACAAGATGGGTACTGATATGGGATCCATCCAGAACGCTTATCAAGGCTTTGCAAAGCAAAATTACACGATGCTAGATAACCTTAAGTTGGGTTATGGTGGTACTAAGGAGGAGATGGAGAGGCTCCTTAAGGATGCACAGGCTATCACTGGTACTAAGTACGATCTAAACAACTTAGCGGATGTGTATACAGCTATCGGAGTAATACAGGATAAATTAAATATCACAGGAACCACAGCAAAAGAGGCAGAGCAGACCTTTAGCGGATCTTTTGCGATGATGAAAGCCTCCGTTACTAACCTCTTAGGTAATTTATCTGTAGGGGATGGAGAGGCAGTAGCTAGAAGTATGGGAGAGCTAGTAGAGAGTGCAAGTACTTTCTTTTTCGGTAACTTTATACCGATGCTCCAGACGATTTTTAGCAACTTGCCTACAGCAATAGGAACAGCGGTAGAAAAGGTAGCTCCTCAGATTAAGGAGAATGTATTAC